GGGGTTATCTAAACCTACGATATTAGCTGTAATAAAAAAACACAAACTAACGAGGTATAAAGATAGATGTAAATGTTTAAAAATAAAAGAAGTTGGTGACAAATTTACATTATCATGGACGTGTAAGATGTGTAAAAACGAATTCCAAAAAACCTCGAAAAATAAATCCGTATTGTGTCGTAATTATTACAACTCAATAAAAAAAAGTAGTAATTGTAAATCTTGTAGTTTATTATTACAGAGAGGTAAAGGAAATCCTTTTTATGGGAAAAAACATAGTAAACAAACACTCGATTTAATTTCCAAAAAAATATCTGAAAATCCACCAAAACAAAGTTGTGTGTCTAAATTGGAAAAAAAATTGTTGAGTGAAATTAAAAATAGGGGAATAGATGCTAAAGGAACTGTGTCTATTGATAGATTTATATGTGATATTTTTATTGAAAAATACAATTTAATTATTGAATTTTATGGTGATTATTGGCATTGTAATCCCAAAAAATATAAATCTGATTATTTTCACCCGCACAAAAAAAAGACAGCAAAAGAAATATGGGACGAGGATAAACTAAGAATTGATTATTTGAAAAAAATGGGTTATAATTTAGAAGTTATCTGGGAACGTGAATTCTCAGATGATAAAAAATTAAACAAAATTATTAAAAAATATGTCAAAAATTAGAGTTCTAGTAACCCCCTCAGACACGACCGGAGTTGGAAAATTCAGAAGTGTAGACCCCCATGTAATGTTACAAAATATGTATCCAGATGACTTCCACGTGGATATTGATTATCAACCTAGAATTAATGATGTAAATTATTGGAAACAATATCAAATTGTTCATATACATAGGAATATTGGTAATAGTTACGAACATACACCAAGTATTATTAATTTTTTGAAATCAATAGGTATTGTTGTTATTGTAGATTTGGATGATTATTGGTTACCAGGAAAGGAGCACCCAATTCATACATTGATTGTACAAGACAAAATCCATGAGAAAATTATGGCAAATTTAAAAGTTGCAAGTTATGTTACTACAACTACAAATATCTTTGCTGATGAAATCAAAAAATTAAATAGAAATGTTGTCATTTTCCCAAATGCAATCGACCCAACTGAAAGTCAATTTAAACAACCTACTGAGAAATCAGATAGAATAAGAATTGGTTGGTTAGGTGGTTCATCTCACTTACATGACTTGAAATTGTTAGAGGGATTTGTCTCAAAGAATATATCTTTGAAGGATAAGGTACAATATGTGTTGTGTGGTTTTGATACAAGAGGTACAATTACTGAAATAAACCAACAAACAGGTGAAAAGAAACAAAGACCAATCAACCCTGACGAAACAGTTTGGGCGAGATATGAAGAAATTTTCACGAATAAATATGGTACAATTGATGATAACTACAAACAATTTTTACTTCAGTTTAAAGAAGAAGAATACCCAAATATAAGTGATTTACCATATAGACGAGTTTGGACTAAACCAATCAATACTTATGCAACTAACTATTCAAAGTTTGATATATCAATGGCACCAATCAAAAACCATATATTCAATAGAGTAAAATCTCAACTGAAAGTTATTGAGGCTGGTTTTTATAAAAAAGCATTAATTGCATCTGAAGTAGGACCTTATACAATTGACCTCAAACACGCTTTAAGTTTTGGTAATTTTACTGATGGAAATGCTTTGTTAGTTAAGGAAGAAAGAAATCATAGTGATTGGGCAAAAAATATTAAATTTCTTGTAAATAATCCGAATTTAATCGTAGATTTGGGTGAGAGATTATATGAGTCAGTCAAAGACAAATATGATTTAAGAAATGTTACAAGAGATAGAGCTCAATGGTACAAATCACTAATTAAATAAAAATATATGTTAATCAAACAACCAATTACTAAGATTTTATTTATGGACATTGAAACAGTTGGGGGTTGTCCCAACTATGATGTGTGTTCTAATTTAAACCCATCTGTGGCTGACCAATTTGACAAATATTTTGATTGGTTCTTGAAAAGGTTTCCTGAAGATAACGAAATTAAAGAAGACCAAAAAAATATTGTATTTTCAAGTAGAGCTGGTTTAGTTCCTGAATTTGCAAAAATTATTTGTGTTAGTTTTGCATTTGTTTTAGATGATGGGTCTGTTAGAAAACAAACATTTTCAAATGATAATGAACATCAATTGTTGAAAGATGTTCAAGGTTTATTAAACAAATGTGCAAAGTTAGATTTTTGGTTGTGTGGACATAATTTGAAAAACTTTGATATCCCAATGTTGGCAAAACGTATGATTATTAATGGATTGATGCCTCCGGCACTTCTTCCATCATATGATACAAAACCTTGGGAAATCAAAGCAATTGATACCAAAGAAATTTGGCAATATGGGGCATATTCTTCAATTGGGTCACTCGATTTATTATGTTCTACTATGGATATACCAACTCCAAAGGATGGTGAGGTAAAAGGTGATAAAGTTCACTCAGAATATTGGGAAAAACAAAACATCAAGGGTATTAGTGAATATTGTGAAAAAGATGTTGATGTCTTAATTCAAATAATTAAAAAGTTAAAAGAACTCAGATAATGCAAGGAAATATGAAAGATTTGTTTAAACAAGTCGATGATTTACAAAATTATTTAAAAGGAAAGGAAGATGAAATAGATTACAATATTATCTATGAAACTTATGGAGTTGACATTAAACAACTAGAACAAGAAATGTTGAATTATGTCCCCAAACAAATACTTGGTTACACTAAACTTAATCCCGATGCTATTGACCCTAGTTACAATTATATAAGTGACTCAGGCTTTGACTTGTACTCAACAGAAGAAATTGTTGTAAACCCATTAGGTAGAGCTTTAATACCAACAGGATTGGCCTTTGACATCAAAGATGGTTATGAAATACAAGTAAGGTCAAAAAGTGGTTTAGCAATAAATCAGGGTTTATTTGTATTAAATTCACCAGGAACTGTGGATTGTTTTTCTGAAGATATGAAAATTTTAACTATAAATGGTGAAAAACATATTAAGGATTTAAAAATAAATGATATAGTATTTTCATTCAATGAAAAAAGTTTAGAAATTGAAAAAGATATTGTTCTTAAAATTTTTGACACTAATGTACAAGATATATTGAAAATTGAGACTGAAGAAGGTGTACTTGAGGTAACCCCCAATTCAGAAATTTATACAAATAAAGGGATTGTTTTGGCCAAAGATTTACAAGAAAATGATGAGATAATTGTATTTTTTTAACCAAGATACTATTTATCAATAAAGATAATAAGTATGTCAGTAAAATGTAAAATTTGTGGGATTGAAAAACAATATTCAATTGTTGAACATTTAAAATTTGAACATAAATTAACCTCAAAAGAATACAAAGAGTTATATCCAGGTAATTTAGTTAAATCAAAAGAATATGCAACAATATTTTCAGAGAAACAAAAAACTAAATGGAGTGATACTGAATATAAACAAAAAATGACAAAATCTAGACAAGTATCCCATAATAAATCTGAATTCAAAAATAAAATGTCTAATATTATAAAAAAGAGACATAAAGAAACACCCGAAATCTATTCAGGTTTTACCAATTGGCATAAAAGTGAAAAATTTAAAGAGTGGGTCAAATCTGAAGATAGAATAAAAAAAATATCAAAAACATCAAAAGAAAGATGGGAAAATGAGGAGTATAGACAAAAAACAATCAAATCAATCGTAAAAGTGTTGGGTGATGGTAGATGTGAAAAAGGAAAAGAGTTTAGGGAAAATATGTCAAAAATTATTTCTGAATTATATAGTACAGGTAAATTAAGTAATACAAGTAACAAATATAAAACAGGAAAATATGAATCAAAGGAAAATGAAACCTTTTTATATTCATCCTCATATGAATTGGAAACTATGATTTTTTTTGACTCAGTTAATTTTATAAAAAGATGGACGAACAAACATGGTATTCGAATAAGATATTTTTATAATGGACTACACAGAAACTATGTTCCTGATTTTTACATTGAATTAGCCAATGGTAAAATCTTTTTAATTGAACTAAAGGGGTGGGAAACTGAGGAAGTATTAGTAAAACAACAATTTGCATTAAAAGAATACCCAAACTATAAATTGTTTTACTCAGTTGAAGAACTAAAAAATTTTATATATGAAAACAACGAAGATTAAAAAAATAACATCAGAAAAAAAACAAACTTATGATATAACAGTAAGTAATAATCATAACTTCTTTTGTAATAGTCATTTGATACATAATTGCGGTTATTTGGGTGAAGTAAAAGTTATAATTTTTAATACGAATTCAGACCAAGTAACAATAAAAAAAGGAATGAAAATTGCACAAGCAGTTTTATGTCCAGTAATAAACGGAAAATATGTTGATTTGGAACTAAAGAAAGATTTAGGTCAAAAAGACAGAGGTGATAACGGATTTGGCTCAACAGGAATATGATTACTATAATATATTGTACAAGAACTTCAAATGAAGAACATAAAAAACATTTAATTAAAACTTCTGGTTTACATAACAAGTTGGAAGTTATTGAAATCGTTAATAATGGTGAATCTCTAACCTCGGCATATAATAGAGGTTTATCACAAGCCTCAAATAGTATAGTTGTTTTCTGTCATGATGATTTGACTATTGAAACTAATCAATGGGGTAACAAACTACTCAAAATTTTTGATAGAAATTTAGATTATGGAGTAGTTGGTGTTGCGGGTACAAAGTTTTTGTCCACATCGGGTAGATGGTGGGAAGATATGAAAAAAATGTATGGAAAAGTAGCACATACACATAATGGTAAAACTTGGTTATCATCATATTCACAAGATTTGGGGAGTAATTTAGAGGAAGTTGTTGTTGTTGATGGATTGTTTTTTGCTATTGACAAAAATAGAATAAAAAAAACATTCAATGAAGAGTTTCAAGGATTTCATTTTTATGATGTATCTTTTTGTTTTGATAACTACTTGTCGGGTGTTAAAATAGGTGTAACAACAGAGATTAGAATTAATCATAAGTCGATTGGGATGACTAATTCTAAATGGGAGGAAAACAGAATTAAATTCACATCAAAATATGAAGATAATTTACCTGTATTCTTAAATAGAAAAATACACCCCAA